CGTCCGGGCGGGTGTAGAGCGGGATAACGTCAATCTGCTCCGGCTTGTTCTTATACAAATCGCAATTGTAGTGAACGTCCATATACGCTACAGGCTCATCCTCCTGCGTTGGCGGTGTCGGAGCGGCGGCGAAAGCGGCTCTAATCATGAGATTAGCTAACCGTCTGCCGTCCTCTAGAGGTATATAAGCTCGATCACGCAAAACAATTACGGCTTTATCAACCATTTCCTTTGTCGGCCATCCTTCGGGTAGGTTCATTTTGTTTCCATCCTTTTCCATATAGAAATACGTTCCGCCCAACGTCTTGCAAACCATGATTGATATGCGCCGGCTGCCATTCCGGCATTGCCGGGATATTTCGCCATCAGCTCCGCAAATTTACACTTTCTTTCCCATTCAGGTGGTATCCCGCTCATCTCACTCTCCTTTAGTATCAGGTACGGGTGAGTGTGGCAGGCGCTGATCTCCTGCATGCGGTCTTTTGTGTAAGGCCACCGACGAACCCCGCAACAACCTCTCCATTTTGCGTATCAGCCTACGCATTCACACTCTTCGGGAGGGATTCTGTTGTCCGCTGCTCAGGATACTTGGCTGGTCGAGCGGAGTTTGCCCAATTTCTCCCTTGCACTACAGAATCCCTGCCGAAGAGCCCGGTACTTATCCCTAAACCGGGCCCAATCGATCCATAGTTACTTATCGCATTCATCCTCCTTTTTGTGAGTTATCAGTACCGCTGCGCCATCTCATCTCATTAATAAATGCATCCCTCTCAACCCGCAGCCTTTCAATTTCTCGCGCAGCTTCCAATTCCAGTTTTGAGGGTTTTTGAGCACTCATGGCGCTGGTCCAGACACCTTTCAACCGGTCAACCAAGGTGTCTGGAAAATCATCTTCCCGAAATGAGCGTTTTGTCTCTGCTGAGATCCGATTGGCTAATGGCGTCCAATGCATGTGACTTACTTTCCATGACTTCCACATCTTTTCAACTATGTCATGGTAGAAGTACCCTTCACGCTCGTTGTAATCGAGTGGCATATTGGGTTCCTCGATCTGCATCCATACCAGGAAGTCAGCTAGTTGGTTCATTTTGTTGAAAAATCTTTCATGCCGCCCTCATCGCTTTTATATGCCGGTAAATCGTGCTTTTCGGTATACCCATTTCATGTCCAATATCGCATCCCGTCATCCCGTTATCTAACATTCTTTTGATCTGATGCCGTTTTTCATAAGTGTCTTTCCATTTCTTTTTTGGAGCGGCTTGCTGGTAAATGATGTCCATACACCCTGACATGCTATTCAAGAGATCAAACAATCCGGGCATTGGCGGGATGTGTTCGTGCTTGCCGAGCTTGTTAATCCGTATATTCGCTTTGAACAATTGCGGGATCTCATTTTCTAAAAAAGCCAACTGCATATCTTTTGCCTTTCCCTCTACTGAACTCATGGATCTCCCAAGAATTTTTGCTATTTCTCTGTACGTAATCGTTCCGTACATCGTCCGCATAATCCTTTCCTCTTCCGCCGTTCAAGGGTTGATGGTCCTTCTTTTCACGACTCAACCCTTCCAATCGGAATACTCATTTCAAGGCCGGCGCACGGCATCGTGTCGATGATGCGAGCTTGTGTGTGCACGACATCAGTCAGCGCATTTTTCTCGATGACATGCTGCCGGTCTCTCTCCCCCATCCAGATCAAGGCTAGGGCTATGACAACGAACTTGATGATGGATGCCCAGGGAATACCGCGGCGATTTCCGAAATGTTTGAGGTCGGTCATGATCATGCCCCCACCATTTCTTGTTGGTCTATGGATGCTAGGAACGCATCGATCTCCCGCATTACGCCAGCGAGTTCTGGAATGGATGCATACTTCTTGCGGATGTGCGCCAGATCGTGCCGGGCGAGAAGCATCAGCGCTGGGCTGTATGGTGTCTTTTCCGTGGACTTGACCAGCACGGGCTTGATAACTTCTGGTGCCGACTTTTGCGCTTCCGCTGCAATTTTCCTTGCAGCTTCAGCCTGCTCGGCCCGCACCTTCTCTTCGGCCTTCTTCTGCTCTTCTGCGCGAATGCGCTCCTGCTCGGCTTCCTGCTTCCGCTTCTCGTCCAGCTTGTGCTGATCGATCCGGTTTTTCACCAGAAGCTGAAAATCATCCTCAGGCTTGTAGAGGATCGATTGCAGATCGGCGAACAGGAATGCATGACCTTTTGCGTACTCGCCGTACCAGGCCAGCTTCGCGCGCACATCCTTTGCTATCGCATCGGTGGCGATCTTTGCGTTGGCCAGGGTGGAATTCACAGCATCATGAAGGCTGGCCAGGGTGCGCTTGTTCTTGATTGCTCCCTGGAAGTCGGGCTGCTGGTAGACCAGCCGTATCGGCTTGATCTCGGCTTCGAGGGCGGCAACATTCTCAGCGAATTTCAGCCTGCCTTCGGCTACGATGCCGTTCTTGATCGTTTCCTTCTGGCTCTTCACCAGCTTATCGAGCGTCAGGCGCTTACCGCGCACTTCCTCGCATACTAGATCGATGCGGCGTACGACATCGTCAATATCTGACGCCTGGGCAATGACAGCCTTTTTTGTGACCGCGAGATTCTTCTCAACCTCATCGCAGAACTTCACAGTGGCTTCCGCGTTGGCGAAATCCTCATCACTTTGCAGGTCGGTATTGATGCCGGTCAGGAAACGGGCGGCAGCATGCTCGAAATCAGGGAGATTGCTGGCCAGCACTTCCCCGCGGATTCGTACCGCCAGGGCGGGAAGCTGCATGATGGCGGCAGCCTGGGGCTTATCGGCATGGACTACTGGAACGTACTCGGCGAGGTCACGCTCGAACTGGGACCATCCTTGAACAATGCGTTCGCGCAACTCCAAATTCGGCTCGTACCAGAAATGCTTTGCTTCGATCAGATTCCCCTGATCATCCCAATTGGAGGCCAGGAACAGAACCTTCCCAGCACCAGATACCAAGCACTGTTGCTCCATTTGGACGTGATACATCTGGTCAATGTCGTCGACTGTGGTGGCCGAGCGAATGGAATCGTTCAGGCGCTTGTGCTCATAGACAACATCCTCGAGCATGGTCAGGCCGTCAAAACTGGCAGATAGCTTGCCTTCCGTTCCGGTGACCGGATACAGCGATTCACCGATTATTTCTTCCGCCAGCGAGCGGGCTAGCGCTTCAAAACGGTGCCCTTCATCAAATCGGCGCTGAGTTGCCGAGTCGACATCGGGAGCAATCCCCGTGTGCTTCTCGTGCAGAAGTTCAGCACGGGTCTTGTACTTCGATACCCCCATCATCGCCGGGGCGTCGCTGGCGTTCCAATAATTGGAGCGGTGTGCATGCCACTCAGGTGAGCCTTGCTGCAGATCGTGGGTTTGCATGGCTATTCCGCTCCCTTCGCAGGAGTCCATGAGGCGATCTCGACCTTCTGATCTTCGCTCAGCGTTTCCTTGGTCTGGATCGTTGCAATAAGGGCATTGGCGGTTTTTTTGCCAGACTCGATGACGGCTTTCCATCCTGCCTTCTGCTTGTCAAAGCTCTCCGACGTGCAAGTCGGTTTGGTGGCGCCGCCAGTATTGCCAGATCCACCCGATCCTTCCTGCTCGGCCTTATTGTCCATGACCGACTTCCATGTAGCCTCGCCGTCCTTGATTGCCCCGTAGATCCCACGGAGAGTTACGAGCTGGGCGGGCGAGCACCTTCCAAGGTCGTGACCTAGGTAACTGGTGAGATCGGTAGCGGTAACGCCAATTGCGGCGAACGCATCCACAATCCGCCGGCGCTCTGCATCCGGGTCCTTGGCCGCGTCGTCCAGGCGAATACGCTTGATGATTTCCTCTGCCTCGTCGCACAAGTCGCCGGGAATGATGCGCAGCCCGATAGTGCGGATGGCCTTTGAGATCAGTGCCCCGCGCTTGTTAAGCAGGTCGTCGTCGGTCCCGAGGATGGTGTAGGTGTCCTTGCCATAGCTGTTCTTGCGCACACTGATGTAGGAGCCATCGCTGTTCGGCTTTGCGCGCTCGACCGTCTTGGAAACCCGCACATCAAGCGGATAGGTGATATTCGCTTCGAGGTCGGTGACGGAAACGCGATGCACTTCCTTGACCTCATCCTCGAAAATCATAGTTGTCTCGACTAGGACATTCTTCATGCAGCGCAGCGCGACTTCGACGAAGCGGATACCAAGGCCCTCCACACCGTTTCCAATCGGCTTGATGTAATAGGCGCTCTTGTTGTTGGCGAAAGAGGGGCGACGACATTCCTTGATGAGATCCAGGCGAACCTGATCCCAATTGCGTGGGTTGCGCATCGCCATGATGTAGCGGGACTCAACCATTGCCTTCGATTGCGCGGCAATAGCGGTTGAAGCGGTTTCCTGAACCTGCAAGGTGTGATGGGTTTCGCTGAAACCCTCGCGGGTTGCGATTGCTGTAGTCATACTGTTCTCCTTATTGTTTGTTTTCTTTCTGCGGCAAATAAGCAGTCACGGTGACACGGCTGCCATCGAGCCCAACGAACACGATTTCCTGGCATTTCATGTCCGGCCCGATCCCTGATGCTTTTCCCACGATTACTTTTTCGATTCCATGCAGCGCTATTGAGGAATTCATGATGCAACCGCCGTTTCGCGCTCTTCCTTTTCTTCTATCGCCGCCCATGCTTCCCTTATAAAAGCGCTAAGACGGGCCTCTACGATTTCATCTCGAACCACGATATCTATAATTCCGTAGCCGTCCTGCACGTCAATTCGTAGGATTTTCATGAGTTGCATTCCTCCCATTTCGCCGCGGCCAAACACGCGGATTCGCGCAGCGTTTTCCCGCTTGTGTCATCCATTCCATAGCATTGAATTACAAATCGTCCTGGCAGCATTGAGCAGGCTGATTCGTACCTGTAACCTGTGCAATACTCGCCCAGAAAGTCCAGAATTTCTGTGTCGGTGAGATTGAGCGGGACAGGGCGCTTCTCGACAAGCTCGAACCGTTTGTTCTCGGCAATTACAAGCTCGTCGGAACGCTCGCCGACTCTTCCGTCATACCATTGCAACAGTTCTGCTGGATAGGTCATGATGCCTCCGGGTATTT